AAAACAACAGCATCATCACCACCAACAAGTACATTGATTTTTGAAGGTTGAGAATCAATTCTAGAAGCACAATATAAAAAGAACGCGTTATCGATAGAATTGAGCACTGACGTTTCTGGACTTCCTGAGAGCCTGCTACATATGTTGTAGTATTTGGCACCATAGCTGTCTGTGATTCGCATGTTAATTTGTAACATGTTGATTTTGCATGCTGTAGTTCCGAAGAGCCTCCGCAACAATTTCTGCTCAAATATTCGAGCTGTCTCGCCTAGTCTCCCATCCCAACGTGACCAATCAGCGTTATAAGCATATTGGGCATTTTTGGCTTTCTCAGCCAACTTGTTAGCTATTACTTCAGGAGTGTAACCAAATGCATACCAATCACAATTCTGCTTACAATATTTAGATAATACTTGTGTATAAGTAGAATAAATTAGCATCATTGAATCATCGAGGCTGCTGATAATTCGTGGATCTGTAATCTTACCATAAGCTTCAGATTTAGAGAAAGACCCGCATTTTTCTATCATTTGAAGAGCTTTCTGATTAAAATCTTTGACTTTTTTCTTCTGCTTTGGCTTAGAAAATGCTTCGTCCAATTCAGCTAACATCAAGGGTTCAATGTCTTTGATTGTTTCATATGGGAAATATAATTCTAAAAATTCGTCCATATAAGTTAGAGCTTTGATGGGGCATTGAATTTTGTTTTCTAAATTTGTTGCTCTGCCTTTAACAGCACCAACCATAGTTGCATGAGTTTTTGTTGGTATACAAGCACCTGGGCAAATTGGCGTCATAAATGGTCTTAAAGAAGGTTTAGGATCGTCAGGTATTTGTACTCCAACTAATGGTGTGTAAATATAGTCACTAATTGGTGCTGATATAGTTTTAACAGGTCTATCTACGTGATCATTTATAAAGTTCATGAGTAGAAAGTCTGAAGGATTATTAAGAACTCCAGTAAATGTGGTTATTGAAGATGGTGTAATCTTCGTATTTCTGGCCTGTTCTTTTAATGCATAGAATATCTCGGATGACACAGTAGAATTCAGTATAGTGTTAGTTTTCCCAACTGAGACCTTGGTGCCTAATTCACTTTGAGATTGGATTTTGACATAACCATCTTGTGCATAGTTACATCTAGCCAATCCTATGACTTCACATTGTGGGCAAAACCAATTTACTCTGGCAGTGGGTACTAGTAAAATTGCTTGCCTATGGTCACCATATTTCATTCTTTCAACCTTGTAAACACAGGTTGGTATACTGAATGTAAGGCCAAATATTCTATATTGTGTTGTTGCTATGAAAGTGTCTTGATTATAGTCCCATAACTTATGCTTATAGGAACCGGCTCCACTGACATTTTCAACAACTTCATTGTTGTCATTGAAACAGAAACTGACATTTCCACGATCACATGCTGCTTCTTCTGGGACCAGGGTATAGATTAAATAAGGATGCTGATATTTAGAAAGATGTTCATTCATATCAACATAATAATCCACATCGACCATTGTTATTACTGGGTTTTCTGGCAGTGGATCTTGCTGTTTAATCAATCCCATATCTTTGGCCCACCATATATGTCTAGGTCCTTTAACTCCTTTCT